ATAATAAACCTTTATCTAAAATATTTTTCATTGTTTTTCCTGCTTTGTACATAGTTGATTCTACTTTAGACGAACCTGTGGCTCGTTTAATCATCTTTATACCAGGATAGTTTTTATACTTTTTTTTCATAATCTTTTTGAGCCGCGGCTATGAGAGAGTTAAGTTTCTCCTTTTTGCGGTTGTACAACTTCTTTGATTGTACCACTTTAGACTTGTATTTTCTAGACCTTAGACTATTTGCTACGGGGTTTCTTATTCTTTGCATGAGCAGAATCCTTCATTAATCTGCCATTAGGCATATAATGATAACCTTTAGGTGCTTTTTTCTTTCTAGCACCTCTAAGCTGTCCCTCTACTTGTTTAGTCATTTGTGATCTTCCTATTGCCATAATATTAATACTTTATAGTATTTGAAATACATTGTAAATTCCAATGTATAAATTCAAAATCTTCAAAACCTAAATCTACTGTAAAACCGTGATATAAATACCCAGGAAAAATAATCATAGTTCCTGGCTGAGGTAAAATTGTAACTTGATCATTAGTTGAATTTACATCTATTTGATTTTTTAATGGAAGTTTAGACATTAAAGCTGATGGTCTTGGATCATAAAAAAATGGTTTAGATGTTTTTTCAGAACAATTTAAAAAATAAAAACCACAAGCATGTTGGTTTGAATGCATATGAGTTTGATGTTGAGATATACCCATACTACTAAATTTTTGTGTCCAAATCTCTATTATATTATAATTATAATTGGTTAAATCAAACCCACAATTGTTTAAAAAAGAACGGCTCTCAAAAACACACATATCTTTAAATTTTTGTATTCTTTTATCTTTTTCTAGACCAGCAACTTGTTCGGTATAATTACTTGAAAAATTATTTAAATATTCCTTACTAATAATATTTAATTCTTTTAAATATTCAGGAACATAAGTTATTTGAATTGGAGATGAAAAAAGGTTTAAAATATTTTTTTTATTTAATTCCATGGCTTGTATTGCGTCTTACCATCTTGTCGATACGCAATCAAGGACTCTTTTTTATTTAAATCTGTTGAATATGAACAATGGACCCACCCGCTCGAAGGTTCTCCCTCCTTGTAGAACTCGAGAATAATTTGATTCCAAATAAGGTTATCCTTAATCCACTGTGCTAATACTTTATTATCTATTCCTGGTATCTCAAAGTCGGCTGCTGCTGATTTATTGTCTGCGCAATGTTCACTGGTAATTTTTGACCCTATCTCTATGCACAGTTGGGCACAACGAAATCCCGAACTTATGATTAGAGGCCTGTCAAAATGACTACGGATTGGTTGCAAAATATTCACGGCCAATGCTTTTAAATTTTCTATTTGCATTGGTGATGGATTGTTATTTATGCCTTTACGTTCGGCAACTTGTGACTTTATAAGCTCATCTAAGCTTATGTTAGCTGTAAGTTTCATTTTATTTAATATAATTTAAATTTATTACAATTCTAACTGGTTTATCAGTAGTGCTGCAAGCCCTATGTTTTATATATGCTGGAAAAGTAGCTAGTTTATTTTTTTCAGATAATATTTTAGTTCCGTCTTCTAATTCAGTATATCCGTTATTGGTATTCAAATAAAATACAGAAGTAGTATGTTTTACTTGGTTATTAATATCATCTGTATGAAAATAACAACAATAACGAGTATTTTTGTTTAGTGTTAAATTCATCCTTATACTAAGTATAGCTGTAGGTTTTATTAAATTTAATAATGGATTTAAAAAATTACTATACTTTGAACAAAAGCTATGATTTGAATAAAAATTATGAGAAAAAAACAAACCATCATTATTATTTTCAGTTTGTTCTTTAATATGATACCACGGAAACTCATTAGAGAGAACAAAATTCTCTATTTCAAAAATTTCTTTATCAGTATAAATATTTTTATCTATTTTAAGATTATTTAAATATGACATAGGGCAAGTGTATCAAACTTTGCCCTATGTTTAAAGTGTTATTTAACCTTTATATCTAAAGGCTTAATTTCCTCAGGTTCATTAACACCTAACTTGATTGTTAATACACCGTCTTCCATTTTAGCATCATTAACAACTGCTTTGTCATGTAAAGCAAATTGTTTGAAAAATTTTCTAGCTGCTAAACCTTTTTCTAAGTATTCTTTTTCAGAATCATCAACTTGTCCTGAAACAGTCAACACACCATCTTTGTATTGAACTTTAACATTCTTCTTGTTGAAGCCTGCAAGTCCTAATTCAATGCCGTACTCACCTTTTCCATATTTTACAACATTGTAAAATGGAAATGATTTAAACGCTGAATTCATAGACATATTGCTGAACATGTTATCAAAAACATCTCCAAACATTTTGTCTGAATGATCCCAAACGTCTTTATTAAATTTATTGATTAAATCTAGTGCTGTCATATTATCCTCCTTATATTAAGCAAGTTTAATTAGGCCACATTATTGTGCACCCACAACATTATATAATTATTTATGATTGTATTTCAAGAGGCCACCTGAAATATCTACAAGACCTGTTTCTCTATTTAAAAATTTATATTCTATTTTTGTTATTTCGTAATCTTCTTTTATTTTTTTACAAATTGTTTCAGGATCAAATTCACCGCAAGAGTAAACATCAAATTGCATTAAGGCAGGATTGGGTTCGTCCCAGACATGCATTACAATATGCGATGTTTCAATAATAGCTGCACCTGTAATTCCGCGGTTTCCCGGTACGTTATGATATTTGACATATGGTCCCATTAATACTTTCATATTAATAGAATCAATAAAATCTCTTAGCCAATTAGATAAAACTTCTTCATCCATAGGAGGCTTTACAGCTTCTGCCCTGATGATTAAATGTTTGTGTACTAAAAGACTATTCTTCATTCTGTATTTTTACAGTAAAGAATCCCTTTAGTCTATACTTGTCACTTTTTTGAGAACAGCCCGTTAGGCCTATGTAGATGATGGCAAGCATTAAAAAAATAATTAAGTATCTCATTAATTTTTCATTATTAATTTCTTAATAGTCTTACTTCCATCTGAATTTACATCTATTTCAACTTCTGTTTCTATGCATTGAATGCTTTTGTTTTCCATACTCATATTACGAGTAAGTAATCTTTTATGTTTTAAACAGTCTGATATTGAATCTTGGATTCTATGTTCCATCAATTTATCATTAACAAAAAATAATAATACTACGGCCATTTCTATCATACAAATCTTCCTTTGTTTGGGCCTTTTTTAATCATATATTTAGATGTGCCATTAGCCCCTATTTCAACTTCTCTACGAAGCATTTGAAAAAAACTTTTTTGTTTATCAGACTCCATTTTTTCTTGTGCATATTGAGTCATTTTAAATTTATTTATTTTATCTCTATCGGCCATTTAATCTCCAATATTCAGTTACTTGTTTCCATTCACATTCAGCATCTTCGCAAGTGTAGTCATACTCTTGCAATGTACCAGCATTAATGCCCGTTTCCGTTTCCATTTCCATTGCTAAATTGAATATCTCTTGTTGCGTCTTTAAGCTTTTCAACATCTTTTTTAAGTTTCTCAATTTCTTTTTCGGCCTGCATAAGCATAACTTTTACATGCAGGTTTTCTTCTAATATCTTTTGTTGTTTTTCAGTGTCTTCTGCTAGAGCTTCAAGTAAAAAAAATTGCTCTTTGTCTACAGGCACTTGATCAGCTTTTTTAAGTAAATCAGCTTCCATTAACTGAAGTCTTGTCTCAAGTGTATTGATGGTATTAGTCATACCAATATACATATATACTGCAAAACCTGCACCAGCAATGATCATCCCGATCGTTTTCAGATCGGTCTTTACAGCCGTCTCTTCATTTATCTTAGACATGACTATTTATAGAAACCCTTAAAAACCCAATCTATAAACTTCTGCCACTGTTTTTTAACCCAGCTCATAGTATCCTCTACGTTAATTGTTACGTGTAGACAATTTGTGCAATCGCATCCATAACCAATACAAGTAGCAGAGTTAAGGTATTTACCTTTACCCTTACAATGACACGGATGTCCGCAAACGCATTTTATCATCTACATTTCCATCTTCTTCTTGCTTGTCTTAGTCTAGAATTTGGATCTCTCGCAGCTTTTGGAAACATTTTCATTTGTCCTGCACTTCTAGCACAAAATGATTTACGTCTCGCTGCTCTTTTCTTTCCAGGATTCTTTTCTGTGACAGCAGTACTTAACTTAGAACCAGGGTTCATTCTTCTATAAGCCTTTACCCCAGCTTGAGTCATCCCCGCTCCACTTTTAGTGGAACGGAAATTCTTTTTGTTTCTAGGAGGCATGCCTCCTTTAGAAAAACCTAGTATGTCAGCATAATACTCGTTCATGAGTATTATCCATTCTGTCCAACTAATTCAGGTCCACTGTATTTATCAGTTAAGACTGTAACTGCAGCAACATTAGTCATAGTTGAAATAAAAATTCCTTGTGGAAATAAAATTCCATCTTCAGGTAATGAGAAATTAACTACATCTCCTGCAGGAACATCAACTGTAAATAGGTTTGCTCCAGTTTTAGAAGTTGTTGTCATAACAACAATTCCAGAACTAGCACTAGAGTTTGCAGCAATTACACCTTTAAGTCTTATAGGTTGTGCAACAACAGCTACTGTTGAAGCTTGTACTGCTCTAGTCGCTTGTATATCTGCTTTAAAGCCCATTTTATATTCTCCTTAATTTGTGGCTCCCGAAAGAGCCACGCTATTTATTATTACGATGTTGCAATGTCAGTAGTTGGAGCGTTCATTCGCTTCCAAGTAGTTCCATTTGAAAATGCATATCCTGGTGATCCTGCGATACCATTAGATACATAAATCATTACAGCCGTATTTCCCACTGCACTTAAAGTTTCACCTGTCGTTGCGTTTTGCACTACAGATGTACTTGAAAAACTCCAAGGAGTTGTTCCACCTTGTTGTGTGTCAGATGCATTTGGGTTTGGTCCACCTATGAATCCGTTAAGGGATGTTACTGGACCTTTAAAAGTTGTTTGTGCCATATTTTTCTCCTGTATAGCGGTTATATTTTGCAATCTCTATACCGTCTGCCTAGCCAGTTTGCAAAATTATTTTTCTAGGTATTTAGATTATACATAAAAAAAGGGCGGCCATAAAGACCGCCCTTAAATTTAATACTTATAAGTTAGTATTATGAAGTTGGTAAGTTTCCGTTACCAAATACACATCTAGGGTCAGACCAACCGAAGCTGTATCTTTCTCTAGCTTTAAATCTAACGTTACCAGTATCGAAGTCACCTTCTATCGCAGTTTTAACTGGTGATCTAACGAAATGTTTAAGTCCATTAGGGATATCAGTTAAAATGAAGAATGAATCTGTGTCAGTTAAAAAGTTATTAACTCTGTAACCTTGAGGGATCATTCCCATAGATACGATAGCATTGATGTCGTTATCTGCAGTGCCGACTCTTTGAGGTGTTTTCATCAATCTCTCAGCAGTAAATTGTAATTCTTTTGGAATTATCATTTTAATACCTTGAGCAGCGATTTTTAAACCTCTTTCATCAACGAATCCTGCGATGTCGATCAATGATTGTTCTAACGAAGTTTCGTTAAGGTCTGCAGCAGTTGCTAAAACGTTTGAGAAAGTTCCGCCTGTTGCAAGTGGGTGAGCGTTTCCGATTAGGGATTCACCGTCACCACCTGTAGCAGTTGTAACTTGCGCATTGTTTAGAATGTTCGCAGCTTTAACTTGCTTAGTGTTAGCCATAGATCTTGCTAATGCTCTAGTGTATCTAGCAGCAAGTCTATCGTATAGGTTATCTTCGATTGCTTCTTCAGTGATAGCAAATGCTAACGCGATTGTTTCGTGTGAGTATCTAGCTGTGAAAGTTTCACCTGCTTGATCGAACACGACTCCCGCACCTTCTTGTTTAGTTGGTGCTGAAGCGAAACCGCTTAACATTACTTCTTCTTCAAAAGCTCTGTCAGATGTTTCAGACATGAAAATTTCAGCGTGCTGATTTTCATATCTATTATATTCCAGGCCGAATAAAGCATTCAAACCTGGCTCTAGTTCTTTAACTAGTTGTGATCGTGATATTGCCATAGTCTATTCTCCTTATGCTAAGCCTGTACCACTTCTGTAGAAGTGATTGTTGATTCTTACGAGTATGTTCGCATTTGCACTTGATGTGTCAGAATTGTCTGGATCTTGCGAAATGTCGATCGCTTGAACAGCGAAAGTAGTCGCAACACCAGATACTCCAACATCTAGTTGCACTTTTGATATACCCGTTTGTGTTACACCTGTTGTATTTGTAACAGAGTAGTTTTTATACAAATCCGCTCTTGTAAACGCAGCGTCTGCATCCATTAAAAATACTGCATCTGGGTCGTCAACAACAAAGGCAGTAATATCGCCTTGAGTTGGTGTTACGCCACCAGGGTAGTAATTTTTGTATGTAGGCTTCTGAGTCGTTGGATCGTTATAGAACACTCCGTTAAAAACACCCACAACAGCCGCACCGTTATTTGCAGTTGCTCTTTCAATGTTACCAGTAGAAGTTGGGATAACCAAATCTCCTTGATAAATTGCAGTAGCATAACCAGCTTTAACAGTATATCTGTTTTGAGCGCCAACTAATGGTGTACCGTCTAGTTTTCTGTATGGTCTTAGACCAAACTTTTCACTTACGTTTGCCATGTTATGTATGTCTCCTTTTTTAACATTTTTTTAACAGTTGTTATAAGACCCTGTAGCAATTGCAAAAAAATTATTTCTTGCGACTACCACCAAAGGTCACTCTGGACTGTCTATCAATATTGATAGGCATATCCGGGTGTTGTTCCTTCATAAGTTCTCTGTCAATGGCTTCCATCCTATCTTGAGTAATTCCTCTAAAATAAGCGTGCCTTTGTTTCAAGATCTCTTCCGGTATCCTTGCCAACACAAGGCCTCCAATCCCGATTAACCCCTGATATTTGCCTTCGGTATAGTAAGGATATTTGTTTGAACCAATTTCACTTGAAACTTGTTCAGCTTTTACAAAATCCCAACCTTCCCTAAGCTTTTTAGATACGTTTGACGTATCATCAAAACCCTGAACGGTTACTCTTATCCAACGATGGACGTAACCTTTCGGTGCAGGTGGTGCATCCAAACTGGATGGTGGAGCCCAAACTTTAGGAGCTTCTTGCTCCTTTCTAAGTTCTGACTCGCGTGAAGTTCTTTTTATTGTATCCATATTATATATCCTCCTTCACGAATCTAGCGTATTCCTCTAGTGGCACCCCTAATCTTTTAGCGATAGCTACCTGTGACTTGGTGAGTCTCACAGTTCGGCGTCCTTGTTGTTTACGACCAGCTGAAGCAACAGTTTGGACGGGTTTCTTTTGCTCTTGTTTTGGCTCGTCGTTTTCAGATGCAAAATTAGCAGGAAAATATTTCCTTAATCTTGCATTGACTTCATTATAATACTCATCACTATCTACTTCAAGACCCTCTGTGGCCAAGTTGTTATGTATAGTAATTGCAGCATTAGTCATGACTTCATCTTCTCCAAACCACTTATTATCCTCGGCCCATTTCTTAGCTTTTGGCGTAATTTGTGGTTGATTTTGGTATGAAGTATCCTCTTGAGGTTTTTGACTATCAACGTTACTTGTTTGTTGTTTAGCTTGTTCTTCTTCTTGTTTTTTTACTTCAGCTCTATGAGCTAACTCTAATCTAGCTTTTTCTTTTTCTACAGCTAATTGAGTTAACTTATCGTTAGCTTCCATAATCTTATCTACATCGTTCTTTTCGATGGCATCTTTAAGAACATTTTTTACTTGTTCTCTTTGAGCATCAACTCTTGCATCTAATTCTTTTAGATAGTTCTCATCTGTAGAATTAAATTTCTTGATAGTAGAATCGTATTTTTTCTGAAGACCTTTAGCATATTCTAAAGCAGCTCTTTCTCTTCTTTCTGCTTCTCTATACCTTCTTGTCATCTTGTCCATTCTCTTTTGGACATTTTCAGAAATATTGGTTAGATCATCCTTCTTATCTTGAGGCTTATCTATAGGTTCTTTTTTTACTTGTTGTTTAGGTTCCTCTGCAGGTTCCTCTACAACTTCGTAACTAGGTTTTTTAGGTTCTTCTTCCTTCTCTTGTTTAGAGTGATCAGTGTAACCTAAATCGACTTCGCCGAGATTTAAATCTGACTTGTCGGATTTTTTTTCTTTCTCAACTACTTCAATATCTTGTTCTTCGATACCATCAGTGTCGAGTTCGACGTTTGGAGATTTCTTTTTCTCCTCTTGGATTTCTGCCATGTTATCCTCCTTTTAAAATAAATGAAGAATATTTTCTGGCGCTTTTATCTTTCCGATTATCTCGTCGTCATTAAGGATACGGTGTTCACCGTATTTAGTTTGAAATCTTGATCCTGAATATCGACCATATATTATAAACTCACCTTCTTGGCACCACGGCCCTGAAGGAAATTTATTTTTGTCTTTATAACAGAGATCTCCCATTTTAACTACAAGTCCAACAACTGTTGTCATTGCAATTTTGTCTTGGGTTTCATCTGACAAGTAAA